TTATCGGTCTTTCATCCGCTGCAGCACAGCCATGATATCAGGCTCACTCAAAGTTTCGTTCAACTTTTGCATTGCATAATCTTGTATGAATTCCTCTTCCTCTACAGTCAAATTCCGTTGGGGAAAACTCACAATGTTCCCTCGCTTGATATCACGCAACATATTGTATCTTTGCTCTTGAATAAGACAGATCATTTTAACCTCTGTGTAACAATGTATGTATTATAACACATCCATAACAAATTATACCAATTCCTCAGCATCAATTTTGTGAGGCCATTCAAGTTTGAATGTTTTTTCGATTCCCGCAACTGTGCCATAATTTTCTACAAGAAAATCTTGTTCTGCTATTTCCCATTGTTCATCTGAGTTGGGTGCGGCGCAGTATGTAAACTTGATCCATGCTTCAAACTCTTTATCTAATTTTTTTGCAACCTCAATCAAGAGTTTGTCGGGATTGGCATTGTTCTCAGCAAAGAATTCTACTGCTTCATCAATAGAGTAGATTTCAGGTGATGTATCATAGTTGTTTACTAGAGTCATTTTAAATTTCCTGTTAATTTCACAATAGGGTAATTATAACATATTTTTTAGTGAATCGCACCGCCATAAATGACGGTGCTTCCAGTTGATGCATCTCTACACCTAGCAAGATAGAATTAGATTCTATCAACACTTGACTGGATTCGATGGACATTCTAGTCCATCTGGTCGTTTGTTCCAAAGACCAATTATCGTAATCTAATACATTCTTATGTATTTATAATGTATTTATATCGGAAATCATCATATTATTGTATAATTGGATATATTATACAATAAATATTTTTGCCAAACTGCCTATCCATCCCCATCGTGAACGATGGGGATTTCCGGCAAGACTGATAAAAGTATGAGTTTATTGCTCAATCCCAAAGTGTGTTAAGATTTCAGCACAGTGATCACACCAACCTGCATAATGATCATCATTTTTATAATCCAAAGTAACGCCTGCACATTCCCGAACAATCAACTCCGCAAACTTGGTATCCCTAATACTATGCCAATCTGGATGATATTCTCCACGCATTTGAATTTTGTTATCGGTGTATTCGTCAGCCTGCTCGGCAAGTTGTTGGATTCTTTCGTTCATTCTTTAAATTTAAAATTAAAAAACCAGCTAAAATTACCAATTATGAATCGTTTCGTATTCTTGATCTTCTGCTAGTTTTTTCTTACAAAAACGTTGACTAGCTTCATGTGCCCAAACACACTTTCTCAACCATTTCTCTTTTTTGCTTAGGTGTATATGGGTTATTAACTGTGCCTGATTCTTGAATAGAACCAAGACCAATAATTACAACATCCATTTCTTTCATCATTCTAGAGATAAGTTCATGATGACACCACCGGCACCGCCAGCGGCCTGTTTTACACAGAAAACCTGCCACCGAAACTTTGCTCATCGCCCAGAGAGTGCCCAAAGTTGTAGTAAACCAATAATAACTGTAACAAATCCCATAACTGCTGGTATAACCATCAATAAAGAAGCACTTGTACCAGACAAAGCAATAGCTGCTACACCAAGTAATATTTTTGTGATTGAATGACCTTTAAGAGCTTCAAATTTCTTTTTTAATTCAGGATCTTTAGTAGCATTCGCTAATTTAACTAATGAAGATTCTGCTTTAGCTCTTTTTTCTTCGTAGTTCTCCGGAAATTTGGATTTTTCATCTTCTATTTCCATTCCTTCTTTTCCTATTTTTTGTTTTATGTTGTCGATGTAATCACTTAATTTCTTTTTGGCACGTTTAAATAACCCATCATCAATTTCGCCATTTTCTTCCATTTGTTGTTCCATCAATCTATGAATATTATTAATTTCCATTTGTTGTTCCATCAAAATATTATTAATTTCCATTTGATCCGATTCTATAAGTAAGTCTTTTAATTTCATTTTAGTTTCCTTTATTTTATTTTATTTATGTTAAAAAAAATTAAATCAGAGAAATTAAATGAGCTTTTGTATTAATAGTTGGGTTTTCTTTAACTTTTTCAAGCATATGTTTTAAGATAATACCAATATCAACACCTTTAAAACCTAAACTCAATAGGTCATCTGCATTCCTTCAAGACTTACTCTTGTTCAACTTCAAACCAAACATCAAAACAAGACTGTGAGTTGTTTTCGGCTTCTGCAAATGCATGTGCCTCAGCTTCTGTTTCAAAAGATGCAACTTCGCTTCTAAAGGTTTCATCGAAATCCTTAACACACCGCTTAACCACAAACATAGTCAACTCCTTAATTGCTGTGTTAAATGTATTATAACACATAAATGTGGTCAACTACTAGACGACTAAAGACTTTGACATTAATATCTGATGCATGTTTATTGCCCAAAAGTTTCTTGAATCCGTTTTTTAACTGCAAACAAGGCACCATTGTAATCCGTGTATAGTTCATTGCTAGACCAAGTACCATCCGCATTACGATGGACTAGATCATCGGTGATATCAACACATTCCTGCACAATCAACTCAGCAAATTTTTTACACTCTGGCATATCCCAGTGTCCAACACCAAACATATCTTTTGTGTATCCAGCTTGTTTGGCAAGTTCTTGTATTAGTTTGTTCATGTTAAATCACCTATCGGTGGTGTGTTGAATGCAGTGTGTGTATTCAGATTCATGTAGTGCTGGTTGTAGAGCAAGCCTAGCTCGGTTCCAAAAATCTGCTGCTTCTCCATGCGAACCACTTGGAAAAGATGTTTTGAGTGCTTTTTCGTATAACTTAATGATGGTAACAAATTGGTCGACAATTGTGTTGCGCAGTTGTTGTGATCTTTCCATCTGGATGATCTGTTCGTTTTGACACACAAGCTCAACAACACGACACAACTTTGACAAATCATCAGAGGACATACCAGAAACTACATCAGTCCCATATACTTCATTTAGGATTTTCATTTTGAATTTCTCCGTCCTGCAAACACCATACCATTCAACACAAGAGTTGCAAACCAAGTTTCCAGTGTATATGGAATGGCAAGCACAGGGAATAGTGTGTTGAGTGACCATATTACCAATAGCGGCCCAAATATAGCAAATATAATCACCAGTGTTATTATGCCTGATACTGTTTTCATTTGTCTGTCCTTTGTTTAAGATAGAATAATTATAACACAGTTTACAATTTTTGTAGTCTATTGGTGTATTCTATCAGGTGTTCGTTACACTCAATATCAATCACTGATCGTTGATCCAAAGTTAGTGTGGTATAAACAGATAAAAAAGCAGAAATCAACAAAGTTCGAGTAAGTGTATGGTCACCATAATGCTTAATAGAAAGTGATTCAATATTGTTAATAATGGTATTTGCAGTCATAATTATTTTTGTGTTTTGTTGTTATTAAATTGTGATTGTGATTATACCATCACCCATTGTCTGCAGTCCAACCATAATGGTCCATCTCTAGCGATGAAATTCTACGTTCAAGAATTTCAATTGTTTTGTGTAATTTTTGTGTTAGTTCTCTTTGAGTTTCCACATAACTCAGTAGATTTTGGACTTGTAAATTTATCTGAATGATTTTGTCATTATCCATGTGTGTGATTGCAGTCCCAAATGTTAGGTCAAATCCCATTGTGTACCCTAAAATATAATTTAATTTGTTTGTTCATCGTCGTGATGAAAATGTTGTCTGATAGTAACACCCGCCCAGTAACGAGTTCGTTCGTTCACATAACCATCAACTAGATTGGCGCATTCTGATATAATCAACTCAGCGAACTTTTGGAATTTTTCGATGTCTGGGTTTGAATAGAATCCAGCCTCTGTAGCCAATGCTTGAATTCTTTCGTTCATTTTAAATTCCTTTGTTACTGTGTATAAGTGTATTATAACACAGATATGGCAATAAAAGTAAAATTTAAGTGAATGATTTTACAAGTCTGCGTCAATCATTTGCACAAGCTGTATGCACACTCTCGATTGATTGAGCCCTTACCATCTCGGTAGCTGTAGCTGACACCACGAGTTTGTATCTTGTTGTGAATGACTTTGGTAACTCGCACAGTGTGACCTTTGGTTGTGACATAAACATAGGGACGAATAACTGACATGGCTTCTGGTGCATCATTTTCACTGTAGCATCTACGACCATTACCACCAAGCAACACACAAACACGTTTCCAACCATCATTGTGATTGCGTCCGAACTTTGGAAACGCTTGGCACACTGTGTGAGCAACTTCATGAGGCACTGTGTCGTTCAACAAGTGTTCCCATGTCTGACCACCCAGACTCATGTGGGTGATGTTGAAACGCAGGTAAAATGATCCATAACGCATACCTGCTTGACCAGCTGCTCGACCTTTAAGGTCAAAACGTATTTGAACGGTTGGCATTTTGATACCATATGTTTTTTCAGCTAGGGCGATACATTGTGCTACTTTGACTTTGATTGCATCAATTTTACTTTGCATTATATTCCTTGGTTGCTATGTGTGTATTATAACACAGATTTAACGCTCATGCTATGTGTGTTTGGTTTTATTTTGTGTTAGTGTTGTGTTTCAGTGAAAAACATAGAATTTATCTGCACTCCATTGATTGGAACTGTGACACGTGATGTAGGAGAAAAGAATGACACGTTTTTGTAATGTTTCCAAAAGTCGCCACACTCAAAGTACAGCCTTGCCGACCCACAAATACTAACAGCAAAGTGATAGTGATCATCTCCTGGGTATGTGGAGTTACGCTGGATGCTATCATACTTTCTAATAACATCAGGACAAGGCGTGTAATGCAACATTTTGATTTCCTTTGTTATAAGTGTATTATAACACAGATCTCATGTGTTTTTCTCTCTTAGTTTGTTTATAATTGCATGAGCAAACGCATCATGACTTTGATTCCTTTTCCTAATATCTCTTATCTCTGCCTGTGTCAATCCTATCCACCCACGATGCACCGGTTTAGTGTAAAGTGGTGTGGCATCGTCAAAACCACCGAGACCATACACGGTTGCATCAAATTCTCCAATCACTGCAAGACTTTGTTTACTTATCCAAGCCACAGGGTTATCAGTAGACAGTGTGGTGGTGTCTTGTGGTGTTTGTTTTTTGGAATGTTCAGTTGTCATTTGATGGCTTTGAGTGATAAGTGTATTATATCATTAAAATTTTAGTGACACTTCAAAGTGACGGTCGTGTTGTTTACTGGACACAATATTTTCACGTTTGAAACGAAACAGATTAACAGTAACGCTGCCTTCGTTTACAATTTCCCGTTTGACAATTTTGTTGCCTTGCGGTGAAGTTTGTTTCTTCTTGGTGTTTGTTTTCTTTACATTCAATTTGATGATTTCGTACAAGTAAAAATACTGGTCATTGCAATCTTTGCGAATATCTTTAAAAGCAAGGTCTGCAATCTTAGTCCGAATCTTCTGGCGAGCATCGTTAACGTTATTTGGAAAATCAGAAAAACCCACCAACTTCTTAGATGAATAAGTACCATAAGGGGAGATTGTTTGGACTTTGATCATTTTCCATTCCTTGGTTGATTACTGTGTATGATGTATTATAGCACAGATTTGGCAATAAAAGTAAAAATGGGCACCGAAATGCCCATTTTTCTAAAGTACTAGCCTACTTATTTTAATATCTCATCAGCTTCCATGTTTACTATTTCATCAATCTTAGCCTGCAATTCAGTTACAGTAAGATCAGAGAATAAATCTACATTTAAAGAATTCACAGTAGCTTCTAGTTTATCGAAACGTTCAAATTTTTGAACATATTCGTTTTCGACAACTGTGATTTTATCATTCAAATCTCCCATTGAATTTGTTAATTCAGCAAACCCTTCTGAGACTTTCTTTAAAATTGTTCTTGTGAGATAACGTAAAATTGTTGTTAACATATTATGGCTCCAAGTTTAATGAGTTGACTTCTTCTTCCACTATAGCTTCAATAATTTGTTCCCATTCCGCTGCTGTTTTATTGTGTAATTCCTTTGGTAACAGAGCGTCAATTTTACTGTTCAATCTACTGTCCTCGAGCTGCATTTCTTGACGAATTGTTTGCACTTGAGTAGCGTCATCTTTGATACGGGCAGCAATTTCTCGAATAGAATCCAGGTTTGTATCATCGATTAACCCAGTTAACGCAGCATATTGTTTTTTTACAGCCGCTTCAAAGCCATAATGTGCGTCACTCAACTCACCATGCTTTGTTTCAAAGTTACTTCTGAGGTCAGAAACTCGCTCATCCGTGTTAAACAACCCAGAAATAAGTTTCTCTGATTCTCTTTGTAATGATTCAACACCAAGAGTATTATCAACAATACGGCGATCTTTGTCCTCTAAGTCTGCCCAGATTTGAGCCTTTTGTGTGAGGTGTCCTTCCGTCAACGCAACAACATTCATGTCAATCGTTTTTATTTCTTGATGCAAGGCTCGCAAGCCATTAGTATTATCAGTGATACGGTTATCTTTGATCTTCACATCTGCCCAGATTTCCGTCTTGTGTGATTCAAGATCGCGAACTAAATTTTCTACGTTCTTTTCAAAAGCTGTGGCCTGATCTTTTAGTTTATTTGTGTCATCTTGAAGGTTATTTGTGTCTAACCTATTCTTACCGATGCGTTCTTCTTTTCCATTTAAGTCTGCCAATAACTGTTTGTTAGTTTGTAGTTGTTTTTTCTCAAATTCTGCTGATTTTGATGCATTTTCATTTATAGAATTTTTTAATTTTTCATTTGAATCTGCGACGCGCCCTAGAATAGCACGTGAAATTGAACGAATGATTTGTTGTAACATTTTATTTTTCCTTTTTAAAATTAATCGTGTTTAATATAATAATTTACAAGAACTGACTTTGGTCTTGTTTCTGCTGCACCAGTTGCCTCTACTGATATGTTGGATGTAGAACCTTCTACCATAACACGAGCCGCAACTTGATTGGTGGTCAGCGTATGTTGCCCAACGTCCCCTGGTAATTCGGTTTCTACATAAGAGTTATTGTTAAACCCAGCCATAGATCTAGCATATCCTACAGCATTCGTATCAACTGGAACTAACATATCATGAGAATGATATTCTTGTTCTGCATCATGCCTATGCCCATAATCAATCACATAGTGCGTATGCGATCCAAATTGGTCAGAAGTCCTAACACCAACCGCAATTGAATTAGTTGTTGACTGATTGCTACGTGGATCAGTTAATCCGTTTCTATTGATAAAGTTTGTTGTTGTGTCGTCTGCACCACGCAGATAGTGTCCACGCAAATCAGGAACAACAAACTTGGTAGTACCCAAGTCTGGAGGGGTGATACCACCAAGCATATAGGCAAGTTTGGGATACTTGGTGTATTCGTACTCTGCACCATTGCACCGCAAGTAACCTGGAATTTCCTGCTCAGTAAAAAATGAGAATACTGCACCAATTGGTACACTTGACTCATGAGTGTGTGCTATGTCTGACTTTGTTTTATCAAGTTTTTCCAAAATTTCTGAAATTTTACTTGATAACAACGATGCAGTCCAATTTTTTACGCTGACTTCTTGATCCTGCTGTCGAAGTCCCGTTCGTTTTAGAATACCATCTACTATTTTTTTCATTTGTCCTCCTTTAAAACCTTATTGATCACACTTGATGTAATAATTTACAAGAACAGATTTTGGTCTCGTTTCCACTTGTCCAAAATTATTTACTGTAACCCCAGTAGAATTAGCCGAAACGCTTATTCTTGGTTGTGCCATGGATGTGCCAAATTGATTTGGAACACTATCATCTACCCCATCCACTGTTGGTCCTCCCCATGGCGGGGCACCATCCACCATTACACGAGCATTGGTATCCATCGAACCGCCAGCATAATGCCAATGTGGTTCCTGGTAAGAGTCATGGTAGTGTGTTGGGTCATTCACCGTATGATTATGAGATTTAAATGAATCTGGTAATTTTATACCTGCTTTGGCTGTGATGTTTGATGTATTACCGGTCTTTATATCAATTGCACCAAATGGGTCAACGTGATTGGTGGTGGTTTCATCTGCACCACGCAAATATTGGCCTCTAAGATCAGGCACGTTAAATTGTTCTGCATTACTGGGAGAAAACTCAGCGAGCATCATTGCAAGTTTTGGATATTGTGTTTTTGTGTAAACAGCACCATTGCATTTTAAATATCCAGGCACTTCACCATCTACTGGAAAAGCAAAAATTGCACCAACTGGTACAACTGCAGCATGGGTGTGATTTACATCAGATTTACCCGCTTCTAATTTTTCTAAAATTTCTGTGATCTTAGTAGAAAGCAAAGACGACGCCCAGTTTTTAACTGTGACAGGCTGATTGGTAGGCACAAGACCCGACCGCTGTAAAATACCATTAACGATTTTTTGCATTTAATCTCCTTAGAGTGTATTTATTTTATTTATCCTTATTGTTCAATTGTGCAGTAAGTGAGGCGATTTGTGATTCAAGATTCGCGATCCTGTCATATGATTTGGATAACAACTCAGTTGTAATGGATACCACACTACACCACTGGGTGGCTTGATCTTCAAGCCAACTAATTGTTTCTTTGTCTGTGGGCTTAGGCATTTCCATTATTTGATCCCAAAATGTTGTTTGATTGCACCCACTGCATCAACTACTCCACCATTGTTACCATTTAAGTATGATCTATCTGGATCGTACACCTCGTTTTCAATTAATTCTTCGTCAACCAACTCATTGAGTGTAACACCAATACAGTCCTGAACAATCAACTCAGCAAAATATTCTGCAAACTTTTCCAAGTCTTGGTATGACATTGGTGTCCATGGTTTACTGAATTTGTCGTTAATGACCTGTTCCAACAACGTTTTAATTCGCTCGTTCATTCTTCAACTCCAAAATGTTGTTCAATCCGCCTTTTAACTTCAAACAAGGCACCGTTGTAATCTGTGTACAATTCATTACTTGTCCAAGTACCATCCTCATCACGATGCACTAACTCATCTGTAATACCAATACATTCTGTCACAATCAACTCTGCGAACTTTTGATTGTACAGCTGAAACCAATGTGTGTTGAAAGTGCTCCTGTCAGCAATGCCCTCTGACGCCATGTCATTAATCGGAGCAAAGGCTTGTTCAGCCAATTCTTTAATTTTGGTTGCCACTACCATCATTCAACCCCAAAGTGCTGCTTGATATATTTCTCAGCAGCTTGTTGCCCGAAGTATGTTGCATCGCCCGGATCGTTGATCAAACACAAATCTGCACAGGTCAACGTCAGTAACTGAGCAAAATGTTCCAGTTTGTCTGGTGACACAATGAAACAACCGTCTTTTATAGACTGGTGTCCTTTGGTTGTTAGCACTGTTACACCAGATTGCTCTGCTAATTTCATAAAGCGATCGTTCATTTTGGTTCCTAACTAATTGCTAATGAGTAATTATAACACAGAAATAATTATTTTAACTAAGCATTCCCCAAATACTTGCGTTGAGCACTGTGATCAAACTCAGCCTTCATCCCGTTTACTTTTAACTGCTCTTGCAAGGAGTATTTGGAAATGGCTGCTGTAAGGAAAGTGCCGGTGTTTTGAGTGTAAACTTCGAACCGGTTTACGTTATATGTGACCAACACATCACGTTGTTCGTTTGTCAAGTTAAGTGGTTTAAGAGTAGTCATTTCATTTTCATATATTGCTGCTATAAGTGTATTATAACACAGAAATTACATAAAAGTAAAATAGTGACTTTTTATTTGTCTTTTATTCTTCTTCAACTTCGTGCCAAACGTCAGAAAAAGTTTGGAAACGGTCTTCAGCTTCTGCAAATGCAACTGCTTCCAATTCATTCGCAAATTGCGCAACTTCCGTTCTCCAAACTTCGTTGTAATCCACAACACACCTTTTAACTACGAACATAGTCACCTTCTTCCTTTATTGCTGTCCATGTATGTATTATAACACAGAATTGGCATAAAAGAAAAAACATTGTATTCAAGTGTGTTTCAAATACAACAACACATCACACGTATCATCTACCATTGCCTGTAATCGCGGAGTGAATCCCACTTCCTTGTATAAGTCACCAATGTCAAGAAGATTGTCTTCCAATCGGCAAATCAACTCCGCTTTGCTACTAATTGGATTTGTGCTAGTTCGGAGTGCAAATACTCTAGCAAGAGCAGCTTCTCGGGCGCTCATAGTAGTTTATTCCACAACCACTTAAATGTTAGTCCGTCAATGAAGCCACGCTTAAATGTAGTCATTGGTGCCCACAGGATGTAACCAAGTAGCACACCTTGGTTCCAAACAACCAGAATAACAAATATCCATTCAATATCGCTCATAATCCAAACCTCATTTCTATAGCATTAATATCTGTGTTATTTTGTGTCAACGACGCAGTTTTCCACACACTGTCAGCGTCACAAAAAATACCAACCTTTTCAATCGCAGTTTTATTTGATGCAACAGCAGCTATGCATTCTGCGATTATTAAATTTGCAAACTTTTCAAATTTTTCAACATCTGGGTTTGCATAAAATCCAGCCTCTTGTACGAGCTCTCTGATTCGTTCATTCATATCATCTACCCACTGCAATTAATCGAATTCGTAATGCGTTCAATCCTGTTTGAATATCAGTCAACTCAGTCAACGCTGTTGTGTAATGTCCGCTAGGATGCTTGTCGTGACTCATCTTGCGGTCTACACCCATTGCCATTTTTACACCGGCAACGGCTGTGTCAACTGCTTCAATTCGTGCCTCAAGTTTTTCTATGTCTGTCATTCTTCTACTCCAAACCGACTCTTTATGAGTTCAGCAGAACTCAAAGCACCATCGTTATATAGTGGTGCTCCTGTGAATTGGTTTTTCAGGCATACAGCCACACATTCCTGCACAATCAACTCTGCGAATTTCACAGAGTAATAATCCACCCACTTATTTGGATCTTTTTCAAAGGAATCTGTATCAATGTTGGTTGTAATTCCAGCTTGTTCTGAAAGCTCTTTAATTAGTTGCAATTCAAGTACCTGCATATCATACCTTTTTAAAATGCATTATAAAATCACCGAAACTTGTATTTTTTTGCAGTCTTGATGCTTTTTGCGAGCAAACTTACCGATCACAGTTGTGCATACGTAATTCCATCAAAAGTCGACCAAGCCAATTTTGACCAACTCCACCACACACTCCCCAGAATTTATCGCCCCACCAGTTGGTTTCGACCAATGGTGTGTTTCCAGTGTTGATCAGTTTTAGTAGTAAATCGGGATGCTGGTAAAATTTGAGACACAGTGCCAATCGCATTGCTTCGACTTTAACACTGTCCCAATCCATTCTTGCAAAGATAGTTCTTGACACTTGTTTAGCGTAATGTGCATTTGGTGCAGTGCGAATCAATTCTTTATCGCTGTTGTTTGTTGCTTTTAAGGATTGGTACAGATGTTCAGAAGATGCGTATTCCATACCATCAAATTTGAATTGTGGGAAAATTTCTACCAAATTGGAATTAGAACCATCAAACACAATATGGCATTCGTACATGTTGGATGCCCAAGCCATCTCTCCACGAAAGGCATTTTCTCTTGCCATGACAAATCTCCAATCCAAGTAAAATATCTAAATTTCAACTATACCAAGTATAGTCAAACCAAAGGGACACGTTAAATTCTTAAATCATGTGTTCTCTCCTTTTCTTTGACTATCACATTACTTCATCACACAATTATTCTACTTCAAACAGAACGCGTTCATTTCCATTGATTTGTTCGATTGAAATTTTCTTGACTTTCTTATCAAGGATAGGAAATCCTGGAGAAATGAATGGTCCACCTGCAGGATCAATAAATCCCAAATCAGAGAAATCAAGATGTTCTTCATGTGCCTTGCCACCAAAACGGCAATAGCTCATACACCAATTCATTTTATCATTTGTGGCGACCATCTCAAACACATGTTCTGATACACGATCAAAAATGTATTCACCACCATCACGATTAGTTTGTCTCATTGTGTTCATAATCAATAACTCCAATTTTAGTTTTTTGTTTCCGCAAAATTTTCAATTCTTCTGCCAACCTCACACGAAAAGTGTCTTCGCCATCATCAGCAGAAAGAAGCCAATCAATTCGTTGTGCATATGCGAATGCTTTACGTAATTGATACACAGCATTTTTGAATTCTTTAATCACCTCTGGAGAGTATTCAGTTGTGTAACCATAATCAGATGTTTCTCCATTGTTATCGATTTGGTATTCAATCTCATCAGCGATATCGTTGATTCTACTTTGTTGGTAATTGAAGTGTCCGCCTGACATGCTATTCTCCTGTAAAATCTATTGTATCCACATCGAATTGGTCTTTGATGTTGTTGACCAATTCAAATGCCCATGTTGGTTGATCATAATCACTGGCCTCATGTTCAATCATTCTAACACATTCTGTTACAATCGAATGAGCAAATTGCTCTAATTCATCTGAATAGAATTGGTAGACGCCAAGGCTCTGTTTATGTGTGGAGCCAGCCTGTTGAGCTAACTGTAGGATTAGTGTGTTCATCGTTCAACTCCAAAATGTTTCTTGTATGTTTTAGGGAACCACTTTTCAAGAATATAAAAGTAAAGTTGAGCAATGAAGTAGAATGGTAGCAACCATATCCAACTATAACCAAACTTTGGGTCTTTCATGCTTCTAACTCCATTGTAGTTTTAATCACGTAATTGCGCATCGCCCATCCAGGGGTTTAATTCCTCGATGACTTTCTCGTCTTGGGGCATTTCTTTCCTATAGTTACTCCTTGAATGATCTTGCGTAAATTTCATTATCAAACTGTGCTAGTGTTTCAGATAGCCTTTCGATTTCTTGCTTGGCATCCTCATACATCAAATGTAGCCATTGTACCCGTTCTGCATAGTTACCAGCTTTCCAATCCTTTGAATCATACAAATCATCTGGTAGATCATACACTTGATTTTTAACACTTACATCATCACTCTGCGGTGACTGTTGTGTTTGAATGCCCCTGATAGCACATGCTATCGCCAATGTTCCATATCCATCAGCTCCCATCGATTCACACATCAATGCCGCTTTTTCTAATGCTTCCATTTATCTTCTTCCTTAATATCACCACAATGAACTTATTATACCACAAGATAACGAATAAAAGCAAAATCACACATAATTTAACCAGTCATTATTTTGATTTGTTGTTATGATGGTTGTTTGTTAGCCGATGAAATTTCAATTAATTCATTAACATAATCTTCAAACACAGAAGGAAGTAACTTATCTGGTTTAATACCAAATTTTTGATTCACTAATGGAACGCATTGTGTGCAATCTATTCTTCCAGAACTAGACAAAAGTTTTGCAATTTCCTCAACATCAGTACCCCAATAATGGCGTTGATAAGCAATATCGGAAAGATATCTAAATGGACACCACCTAGACTCTATGATTTCTACTATGTTTTTGAATTCAATAAACTTTTTAAGAGTTTTCTTTAACAACATCAATTCAGATTCTTCAAATGATATTTGATTTTGCTTAATAAAATATTCGATTTCAGAATCTGTTATTGCATAATCATAATTATCTTTGTTCGCCAATCTCAACAACATACCATTAAATACATTCAAATTTGAATTTAGCTTGTTAATATTATGTGCAGAATTTTGTTTGAATGAATCAACAATGAATTCTATACTTCCATTGACCACAGAACACCAATCGCAACTCAATCTATCTAAGTTTTGAGACTGTATGAATCGTGTTAACTGAATATATTTTGAAAGATCACAATCATAATTCAAATTACAACACACTGTTTTGATTGTTTTTCTTAATTCATATACATGACTTGGTAATGGCAAGATAGTTATTGCTTCTGACCAATTTGAATGAGGCCAAACGGAGTGTGTGATAGGGTTGATTATCTCAGAACTCATAAAATGGTGATACAGATGATTTGTAACCACTTTGATGGAATGATTAAAAATTTTAAGTGTTGTGAACATAAACAAATTTGTAGTGCCGATTATATAGTATTACTTAGGATGCGATAACAGAAATTTCTTCTTCTGTTAAACCAAGTGATCGAGCTTTTTCCAACACCGTGTGTTTTTTTGCAGTTGATGCTTCTAATTTTATACGTTTTTCTTCTTCTATTAAATCAATAGACTGTGGGGCAATAATACAGTTGGATTCAATTTGCATAAACAATGAAAAACCAATACGATAGACTTGAGTTTCTTTCCATGTATACACATTTTTTGGTTGTGCTTTTGTGATTCTTTCGGCTGTGCTACGTTTTTCGCAAATTGCAACAATATCACCATATCTCGGAGTGGAATCGGTGTAATAAACAACAAACAAGCTTTGGGAGTTCTGGGCAATTTTTTCTTTCATTTTCACATCCTGAATGAATAATCTTGATAATTGGTTAAATTAGATCACAGCGTAAGTTTCACCTGCGTATCCATTTGCTGCCGCATTGTTTACTGCGTTGTTCAAGTTAGTAATCAGTGATTTTATAGTCTTGGGTTTCAAATTAATTTTCTTGTTTCCCTTTTCGTGTTCCCAACTTGCACCTTTTTCCAAAGTGTACTTGTAATACTCCTGCGCTTGCTCAATAGTCAGTGGGTGTGTGACACTAACTGAACCAGTGCGCACACGGATATGTTGTATTACATAAGTCTTTGTCATTTTACATTCCTTCTTTAATTACTGTGTAGATTATATTATAACACACAAATGAAAGAATAGCCATTCTTTAAAAAAACAATTATTGATAGTGGCAGGTACTGATCTCCTGCTTTGTGGCTGCACTGATCCACTCCCAAGCTACTCATTAAGGGAAATATCGTCCCGCGCATCAGCCTGCGCATTCACTATCATCGAAGGACACTGATCCCCTTTGGGAGCCGACACTGGGAGACTAAACGCAGCCGTACCGTCACACTAGTCATGTGTGCGCTTATGCCCTTCGATGATAGCCCTCGTCTTTCCTAGGTGTTGTTTTAATAAGATTAAATATTATTATACATTTCTTAGTAGCATGTATGTCTATGAATTTTATTAGGTTCAATCATTTTTACTTGTAACATATTCAACCGTTGTTAAATCAGTTTCCTGTGGTACCATGGAGATGGTAACATCGGTGTTAGTTTCAAATGATTTTAATACACTTGATCCATAACCAGATAAACCCCAGCAGTTTTGGTGGCATAAATAAACAGATCCAGATTCGCCAAACAATGCATAACCATCATCAGTTTTTTCAACACGGGTGATGCCAGAATTCATCTTCCAAGAATCAGAACCAGTGTAACCACCATACCAAGTGGCAAACACACGATAATGAGTGTCACCATTCTCAGTAGCCACAATCTTGATAACTACCCATTTGTCAGGTGCATAATCCATTATTCGACTCCAAAGTATTGTTTAACTGACTCAATTATATCATTTACTGCATTATTATTACCTTGAAAATATGATATATTTTCTTGATCACAACACTTTTCAATGTCACTTTGTTCAACACTCACATTATTGGCAAGTGCAACACATGCACGAACAATTTCATTTGCAAATGATTCAGAAAACTTTTCCAAGTCCTGGTAAGTCATTGTTGTCCATGTTTCACTAAATCTGTCATCTAGCACTTGACACATGATTGTTTTGATTTTATCATTCATACTCTTTTATTCCATTTTTCAATTGCTTCCTCTTTGGTATCTGCACGCATTTCACAACCACATCCACCGCTTGTTGTGACACAATGCACACTGTAACACCACTGTTCTTTTGGTACTTCTTTACACGGGTGATAAGATCTACCCAACTCTCTGTCCTTCCAACCTATACCATTGGGATACAGTGTATCAACATCTTCAAGATCAACTGTATGACCGCAGAATGGACATGGTTTCATCATTCAACTCCAAAATGTTGTTTGATGTATTTCTCTGCAGCCTGTTGCCCAAAATACGTTGCATCGCCTGGATCATTGATCAAACACAAATTTGCACATGCCATCACCATCAATTGAGCAAAATGCTGCAGTTGGTCAGGTGATACGATAAAACAACCATCCTTCACAGTAGAGTGTCCTTTGGTTTTGATCATAGTTACACCAGATTGTTCTGCCAATTTCATAAACCTGTCGTTCATTTTTATTCCCTTGATTGTTTGTTGTTATATTATAACACACAATTGATCAAAATATTTCAAACTGTGCTATTTTTCTTGCGTGATTGCCGTTGTTGACTACGTGTGTGCAGTAGTTCACTGGTCACAATATCTGTTACAATTGGATACCCAAATGGTTCAAATTCACCATAAGAAAAATGCCCCACCTCATATCCCATGTATGAGTAAGAAGTGTAATCATCAGAACTGTGTTCAACCTTGCATTTACTTTTAATTTTCTGCACCGAACTTGTTACATTTTCGATTTTTCTCAACACAGTAACTTCACGAATTACTCGTTTGATATTACCAATGTGCACATTGCGTGTTAGGTCATTGATGTGTTTGTTATCACACACTTCAAGTAGATTGGCTTCCTCTCTTAAAAGACGTAGTAAATTTGCAGCCACTTTAACAGTCATTTGATAACTGTGTGTTGCCTCTCGAATACCTTTTAGATTGTTGTTGTAATTTTTAATGGATATTCCAATAGATCTGATGTAACTGGATCTGACTTTATCATCTGTGATTTCGTTCAACTTGCGAACCAGATGTTCTGCTGCTGGTGTTTTTCCAAATGTATTTACTGATAACATAAATTTGATACCCCAAAAATTAAAAAAATTGTGTTATGGTTATTATAACACAATTTTTCAATTACTTTGGAATTATTTTGATTATTTTAATCCAAGTTGTCCATTCCAAACTTCGTGTGTTTTTCCTCTGCGTTCACCATTGGTATAAACAGCAACCCACGTCATGACCTTTTGATGAAAGTAGGGAAATGATTGAATGTCTCCAATTGTTATCTCCGAGTTCATTGGTCTCCACGTTGCAGCATTGATATACAGTTTGTCATGGGCATCAACTGATGTGCCTATTCCCACTGTTTGTGCAAGATGGGTATGACCGTATATCACAAAATCACACAGGTTCTGTTTTATCCATTTTTCTTTGGATGCAGCTTTTGCGTATTTTGTATTCCAATTGTCAGCTATTTTGGTAACAAGACTAATCAATTTTATTGGTATGAATGGATGAAAGAATCCCAGTGCATAAAATTTAATTGCACCCAAAGGATCATTTTTTAGAACATTTTTAAACATTTCTGACTTATTGAGGGCATCGGTACATTGTTTTAAAGCGTCAGTCATGGCTTTTTTGTGTACCGGATCCTGTACCGCATCAATCACTCTCCTAGCGTATATTGGGGATTGTGAAGATGGTCTGATGTTGTCTATTTCTTTGATACGATCCATTGTTTCATCATCAATTGGGGTGTTGGACCTGCTGGCTACAAGCTCTGCACAAACTCTTGGCCAAGCAGTAACAAACTCAACCACTATTGCATCACCCATGCTTGAAGCATCTCTACCCAACCAAGTGTGATAATTGTCGGAATCATGAATGTCACCATGCCTTACATAAGTTCTGTGTTGCTTGCACTGTTGTGTTAGATATTTACTTTCTTCCACTGTCCAACAAAATTGAGGTCCCACGTTGGTGCTCAAACCCATGGAAACAGTCACAAGCTGTCTCACAAAATCCATACAAGGATCTTGATGATGCAACATCCAATCATGATTACCAACCATGTAGTGCAAGTTTACTGGAACCTTTACACCGCCATCCACAATAATTGGTGATGCTGTGTTTTTTCTAAAAATTTCTAAAAATTCTGCATTGGTTGACATGATGTCCTGGCAAATTTGCTGCAGTGTTGGGGCTATTTTTTTAATTGGATCCCAAGGTCTAACACCCTCTGCAAGCCATCTGTCAGATCTTATAAAATCGAAAATATCCCCAAGCATTATAAGTTCAAGCGATTCAACTGCCTTGTATGTCCCATCGGACCTTTTACCGGCTGTGTTTACTTGATCCTTTAAATTTTCCCAAAAAACTTCTGCAGCACCAGCGTCAGTGCCTGTACAAACTGTACCATCATTCAAATGTAAATCACTTATCACTACGATCATATAACACTCCTTAAATACAAGTATTTATAATACAAGTAATAAGAGGACACATTATCAAACTTATTCTTGGTGTTTGTATTCTCCAAAAGGTAATTTTCCATTAGAGTGTGCATCACAAGCAGTCACAAGCCAACCACCACCACCACGTAGTACGCCTCGGTTACCACAGGTTTCACAAATGATTGAACTCATTGATTCTGCGAAACGAACCATACCTCTGATGGTTTCATTGCCGCCGTGGTAGTAAAACCGTAGCGTTGCAAACTTTTCTTTGACTTGGTCCACAATCACCTGTGGTATGCTTGGGCTACCATTTTTTTCACTTGCATCAATGAGTTGTTGTATGTTTTCACAAAGCATATCAATCAATTCATACCAGCCATCATTGGTTTCAATACCAAATGCTAGACAGGATTGCTGTGGTGTTTTATCATGGTTGATAAACATCTTGGGATATTTTTCAAACAGTTTTGCTTCTAATTCTGGACTCATATTTTAACCTTGTTTTTGAGTGAATCACTCAATCCATTTATTGTTTTTCTAATAGTTTCACATTGATTGCGTCAACCAACTTGGTTTCATAATCATGAGGTACATGGGTAATGGATAATGCATCTTTTTCTTTGAATTTCAACACCCTGTACCAATCGCCTGGGGCAGAAAACATTTTTTCCATCAAACTATCTTTGACGGGAACATAACCAGCATAAATGTATCTTGGTCCGCCAAATCTGATTCCTCTACGATGTTTTCTAAACCAATGCTCTATAATAGTTTCGTCATCTGATAACCATGCTTTGAATCTCACAAGGATTTTGCCTGGTCCTGATGCAATAACTTCACCCACAACACGCCGACCGTACTTGCCGTCATAACACACAAAACACTTTTTACCTGTTTTCATATAATTTTCATCCCTTTGTTTTAACTATTTTTGAGTATACCATGATATTGTGAATTACATCACAATCCATTTCTTTTTGATACTTTTTCAATGATGTTATCAGTCATTTCAATAACTCTGCCTGGCGAATACCATTCTCCGTGTGTCATCATGTAGGATATTTTTTGTCTACAATATTTTAGAACTTGTAACATTTCCATGTTCTCACTGTGTAATTTTTTCAACTCTTGGGCTGCTCTTGTGTGCAAAGGAAATTTAGCTGTTTCTTCCAAAGCAGTGGCTAAGTACACAGCATCACATTTTTTTGATGCATCCAACAGTGTTTTTGTGTGCTTTTCATCAGTGTATTGTTTTTCAAAATTTAAAGGGTACATATTTTTAAAATTCTTGGTGTTGATTTTCATTTGACCAACTCTGTGGTGTAATCTCCAAAATGAATTGTAAGCAACCCCTTGTTTGGTTCGGTGGGAACTCAAAACACCTGTGACAAACTTACCATCAAGGAACTGCCCAAAAGGTTTAGAACGAGGTATACCCACAAGTAATTTTCTTGAAATTCTTTCACGATTTGAAATTTTTTCCATTTCACACCTTTAACAATATAGTATATTATACCATATTTTTAAATCAAATGTTAACGCCAAGTGTACTTGGTGCATGATCCAAGCACTGATATTTGTTTGTTTTATAAAAATATGCATCTGCATCATTTATGGTCACAAACAGATCAGAGTGCCACAAATCATAATCGGTGAATGTCTTATCTTCATTGTAAACTCTGAAAATCACAGGTCCTTCTGTGAATGGTTGTAACAAACAACCACTAACTCCATTTGCGGGTTTAGACACAATTTCTGACATTATTATTACCCCTATCTCATTGTTCTTTGCGTTTGATAGAACTCATGGTGACCATTTCTGATGCAATCTTGAAAGCTTTGCTCACAATGATTTCAGTATCATAATCATCAATGGTGTTGGTTTTGTTACAGGAAATGAGTGCTTGCATTGCAAGTCCTGCAAAATATTCCTGTTTTGTCAATCCTGGGATGGTGGTTGCTGTGGTGTGTGGGTAGGCATAGCTTGGCATAAAACACTTTCAATTTTTTCAATTATCACAATAACTTGAATTCTTTTTGTAGGACATGAGGTGATGCCTGAGCTAAAGTATCCAAATCGAATTTACTTGGGTAATGTCTCAAACACCACTTTGCTCCGTCTTTAATCTCATGTGATATGGTTGGATCAACAAGAATTTCTTTTAAGAATTCTTCTGTTTTTGCTATTGCTCTGTATCTCTCATGGGGCAT